TTGAAAGCGCTGAGCGGGCTGGAAATGGAGTAATACCATGACGGGTATCAGCGGAATATGCAATATAGGAGAAAAAGATGGAAAACAACACAGTAAAGATCACAGGAAAAATTATGGAAACACCAGAGTATTTATTGACTTCACAAGACAGAAGAAAGATCTATAAATCAACTATAGAAGTCATGCGGACAAGTGGAAACATGGATGTCATACCGATTCAGGTGCCGGAACAGATAGTGCAGGAGATTCGGGATAATGTAGGAGGGAGAATTACAATCTTTGGAGAATACAGATCTTACAATGAAAAGGATGGAGAAAGAAATCATTTGAAATTGTATGTATTTGTAAAAGGAATCAGCGAAGCTGGTGAAGCGGATCAAAACAGAATTGATCTGATTGGATATATCTGTAAACAGCCGCTCTATCGAGAGACACCACTCGGAAAAGAAATCACGGATATTTTAATTGCAGTAAACAGGAAACACAGAAAAAGTGATTATCTCCCGGCAATTTGCTGGTATTCGAACGCAAGGCTGGCAGCAGGGCTTCCAGTCGGAACAAAAGTGAGAGCCATGGGAATGATACAGAGTAGGATTTATGTAAAAGGCGACAGCGAGAGAACAGCTTATGAAGTCTCAATAAGAGAAGTGGAAGTGATCGAGTAGTGGAAGGTTACGAGAAATACGCATCCAGGATACAGGAACTTTTATTTGACGGGATGGATGTGCATGAGGTGTGGGTGTACATGAAAGTTATGTTCCAGATTGAGAAAAATGAGATTTGTTTTCGGGCATATCTGGAGAGATCGGGATTGATCTGGTTTGCGGAAGCGGGCAGCAGAAGACAGGTCCAGGTACCGGATCTGCTGGAGACCAAGAGAAAACTGGAAATGAATCGAACGAAAATTTCAAAGCCGCTCTGTAAATATCCGGATTGTTTCCGCTGTGTATATCCGGATTGCACATGTAATGAAGGCCTTACGAAAAAAGGGAATGATGAACTGGTTAGGGAGCTGGCGAAGCGATAGGGAAAAAGATTAATGGATGAGGAAAACACGGAGAGGAAAAATGAAAGAACAAACATTTGAAGATATCCTGTGTATGATTAAAAGATCGTGTGACAAGAATTTTTATAAAGGCACTGATTACGATGGATTAAAACCGGAGATTGTAAGGTGCGCAACAGATATTTACATTGAGAAGATGCGACAGAATGGAGGAAAGGAAAATGAATAGAGAAATCCTTTTTAAAGCGAAGAGAATAGATAATGGTGAATGGGTAGAAGGACAGTATGTATATATTACCAATCCGCTAACAGAAGATGGTAAACCGATAAAACATCTGATTTGTAATGGAACTAATATATTTAATGACTTGATTGATTCTGACACCATCTGCCAATGCACAGGACTTACCGACAAGAACGACAAGAAAATCTGGGAGAATGATATTGTAGAACTTCCAGATGAAGAAGGTTATTTTACATGTAAATGGGAAGAAGACGCCGCAAGATTTGTTATGAATGGGGATGGATTAACTGTTGATTTTGATAACTATTGGAGTTACCAGACGGAAGTGGCAGGAAACATTTTTGACAATCCAGAGCTGTTGGAGGTGGATCGATGAAAAAGTATGATATTTTAATTGCGAAATTGTATGCGTGCTGCGGAAATCAAGAAGAGTTTCCACGCGAGCCGATTACCATTGATACTAATAAAATGAGCGAGTTATTGGAAGGTGTATTTATAAAAGCAGGATTGTTGGAGGTGGAGCGATGAACGCATTAGAGAAGATCGTGGAAGAAATCGAAAACATGAAAAATGATGCCTACGAAACGCTGAAAGAAGAAAGGAAAAGACATGGATTAAGCAAAACAGCAGAAGAGCTGGAAAGCTATCTTTATGGCTTGACCTGTGCAGTAGATATTGTGGAGAAGTATGTGGGTAAGGAGAATGTGGAATGAACGTACTAGAGAAGATCTTGGAAGAGATTGAAGATCATGCGATAGAGTTTGAATCATTCGGAATGTGTGATGATTATGTAAGTGTTGGTTGGGCAAAAGACATTATCCGTTCTCATATGGGCGATGTTCCGAAGTGCAGAGAATGCAGCCGAAGAAAATTTTATATGCAAGGATATGAAGATGGGAAGAAAAATGACGGTTGGATTCCGGTAAGCGAGAAATTGCCGGAAGTCGGAAAAATGGTAAAAGTTACTGTACACTCATCTGAATGGATTGGAGACTATTATTCATACTGGGTCCCAGAAGAAGAAAAGACATACCATCCGGAAGAGCGCAATGTGTACGACGGATACATAGATAGAGTGGGTATGTGGAAATTTTATGATGAGGAAGGTTCGTTTAATGCTTGCGACAAAGAATTTGGAACAAATAAGGAAATTGTGTACGATGTCGTGACAGCTTGGATGCCGAAAGAACAGATAGAACCATACAAGGAGGAATAGCATGGACGTCATAATCGCAATCGCATCCCTAGCCCTGTACTACATATTGGGGCTGGGAACTGTGATTACTTTAAAGACAGGATTGGAAGAGGATGTGGAGTTGGAGTGTGAGGATTATTTAGTAGCGGCATGCTTCCCGATACTGCTGTTTGTGGTGTTTTTGGATTGGATAATACGGAAATTATGGAGGTGACACAGGTATGAGAGGGACTTTAAAGCATAGACGCGGAAAGAAAGAGATGAAGCAAGACCGGGATGATCACTTTGCAGATCTGGCCGAACATGAACCAACAGAGAATGCCAAAAAGTGGATGCAAAGAGGTGCGTACTCAGTAGAGGACTGCTTAAGAAAATGGGGAGTAGATACGAAAGGGAGTGTTGCCAGTGGACAAGAAGATACTGATTGAGTATGCAGACATGAAAGAAGAGATAAAAGATCTGAGACGTAGGATTGCAGAGGATAAAAAGAAAATAGAGCAACTGAACAAGATTACTGTGCAAGATTCTGTTGCATGTGGAAAGAAAGGCAACAAACCATTGCGAACAGTGAAAATAACAGGATTCCCACAAAGAGAATATGAAAAACGTGAGTTTTTACTTGAAAAGCGCATTGCAAAGCTGCAGATGTTGGAGACGGATCTTCTGGAGAAACAGATACAGGTAGAGGAATATATAGAGAAGATAGAAAAGAGTCGTTTAAGAACTATGTTCAGATTATATTACATAGATAATCTAACGTGGGAAATGGTGGCAATGCAAATGAACTATATGTTCCCAAAGAAAAAAATCCCGTTTACAAAAGACAGTTGCAGGATGATGCATGACAGATATCTTGAAAAAGTTTTATAAATGTTCGCCACTGTTCGCTTCAAAGGTGATAATATGGTATAAAGCCGAAAGGAACAAGCTGGACGGCGGAGGTGTTTTTAGTTTTCCTCCTAAAAACCCCAGTAAAACCACACACAAATTATAAAAGGCGTCTTGCATGAAAGTGCAGGGCGTTTTTTGTTGAAAAATTATATATTATATAATAAAATTATAATATTTCGGAGAAGTAGGAGAAGTATTGTAATGGAGAGTGTAAAATTAAAAGATATTTATTTTGGAAGAGCTGATGGATTACAAGAATCAGAGGAGGTAAATTTTGAAAATTTATTTTATAAAGGAAATAACAAGTATAGCTTATTAGTTGAAAATAAAAATAAATTTATAATATCAGGGAAAAAAGGAACTGGGAAGACGATTTTAGCTAAGTACTTTGAAAAAGAAAATGAGAGAGAAAGAATTCCAACTAAAACTCTAACAAAGAGGGAGTTTGTTTTACGTTCTTTGGTAGAAAAAGGAGAGTTTGATTTAAATAATTACGATTACGGATTGTTTATCGAATATGTCATTTTAATTGAAATGGCAAAAATTATTTTGGATAATAAGAAAAAATTATTGAGATTTAAAAATTTCATTAAGGTATATAAAATACATAAAAGTTTAAAATACTTGGATAAAATAGTGATTCAAAGAATCTCAGTTGAAAATTTTACAAACAAAAGCTATAGAACAGAAAGTGGAATCAGTACGGATAATGGATATTCTGTAAAAGTAAATAAGAAACCAAGTTCATTTGAACAAAAGGGGAATATCACATACAATGAAAGAAAAGAAATAGAATATGACAAAAATCCATACTATAATATATTAGATAATTTAAAAAAGAATGTAGTTTATATTTTGGGATTAATGCCAGTGAATGTAATATTTGATGATCTAGATGAGTTTGATGATAAAATAGATAATAATGGGCAATTGATAAAATTTTTAATAGAATTTATAGAGAGTGCTTACAAACTTAATATTGAATTTCAAAAAATCAATAAGAAAAATAGTAGAGTCATATTATTGATTAGATCTGATATTATAAAAATCTTAAACAATTATTCAACGAATTTAAATAAGATTGTTTCAGATTCAGAAATAAGATTAAATTGGATTAAGAAAACACAGGGAACAGAAATGCATCCTTTGTTAGATATGATTTGCACAAAAATAATGAATTCAAATAAATTGCTAAAAAACTATACCAAAGAAGAAATAATTTCTCAGTTTTTTCCGGTTACAATAAATGGAGTTCCTTTTCTTGACCACATGCTAAATTCAAGTTTTGGAAGACCTAGAGATATTATAAATATGCTAAATATTATAAAAGAAGAATATCCAAATGCTATAAAATTCAGCGCAGATTACTTTAAGGCGACACAACAGGAGTATTCTAATAAATTTATAGATGAGCTAAGGAATGAATTATCTATTCATCATGACGCAAAAATGGTAAAAGAATCTTTTTTGATTTTACAATATATAAATAAAAAGACGTTTTGGTTGAGTAATGTTAAAGATGTTTTAGAAAAATATAGTGATGAAATATCATGGTTTACGTCAGAAAGACAGTTTTTGGATTTTGCATATCAATATGGTATGATAGGGAATACATGGAAATCAAAAAATGAAAATAAATACAATTTTTCATGGAAATACAGAGAAGATGGACATGAAAAACCAGACTATGAAAAAAGATTTTATTTACATCTAGCGTTGCGAAAGAACATATTAGATTAATAGAAAGCATTAAAAAGACACTACATAATTTGGTAGTGTCTTTCCTTATGAGAGCGTCTACATCTCTCTACATAAAAAATATTTATTTTAGTTATTACAGTATTATTATATGAGGATAAGGAAGAAAAAACAAGTGAAAATCAAAAATTAACAAAAAATTCATTTTTTAAAACAAATGAAAAGTAAAATAGACCAGATTGAAAGGTGGTGAGCTGCGGTGTTTTTATGCAGAGTATAGTATCGAGGGCAGATGCACAGGGTCGCGACCTGCGTTCCAGGTTCGATTCCAGGTGTCCGGATTGTGGACTACTGCAAGTTTCCTCATTGTATTATAGAATCCAGTAAAGTTGCCAAGTTACATATTTCAATTTTGCGGTAGTCCTATAAATTTTAAAAACTTCTGAAAAAGAAAAACTCCATAGATTGGAATGACGTGCTGGTTCAAACAATCGTAGGAGTTGTTTTTGGAGTGATAGCCGGAGTTATTGCATGGCTTATCACAAAATAGTAAGATACAGGAGAGGTAAAAAAGCCTCTCTTGTATAAATAATATAGCACATAGGCTCATCTGTGTAAAGCTATGAGAATAGAAGTAAATAATGGAAAATAGTAGAGAGCATCTGGCGAAAGCCGGGTGCTTTTCTGCGTCCTGAGCAAAGACGATAAAAGGCTCTGGGCAAAGGCCTGCACTGTGCGACATCGCACAAACAGAATGGAGAAAACAGTATGATATATAAACGGTGCAGCAGATGTGGAAAAAGAATTCCATCCGGCAGTCGTTGTGATTGTGGAAAGCTGAGGCATAAAGAGTATGACAAGTACAAGAGAGATAAGAAGAGCAAGAAGTATTATGACAGTGGAGAATGGGAACAGATCCGGTCGGAGGTATTGGAGATAGATGGTGGAATCGATGTCTACCTGTTCATGACAGAAGGAAGAGTGGAGCTGGCTGATACAGTACATCACATCATACCGCTTCGAGATGACTGGGAAAGAAGAAACGACATTAACAATCTGATGAGTCTGCATCATGATACACATAGTCAGATTGAACAAGCCTACAGAAAAAACAAGCTCCAGATGCAAAAAGAACTACAGGAAATGTTAGAAAACTCCAGGAACTCTGAGAAGGAGGGGCGGGTGAAAAAGTTTTGATGAAAACCATCCGACCGCACGAGTAGATACATACATACAAAGTTCCGAATAAAAATAAAAAGTGGTAAAAATGGAAGGAGGAGATATTCCGATGGGGAGACGGAGAAAACCAAAAGATATGCAGAAAGCCCATCTCACGCAGGCTGAGAAGGAACGACGTGAGGAAGAGGAACGTACCGTTTCCACAGGGAACGAACAGCTGAAGACCCCGCCGGAATGGCTTTTTAACCGTACAGCAAAGGCAGAATGGCGCAGAATCACCAAAGAACTACAGAAGATAGAAGTAGTCGGAAATCTGGATAAAGCAAATTTGGCGGGGTATTGTAATGCCTATGCAGCATACAGAGATGTAACAGAAAAATTAAAGGGAGAAGACTATTGCATTGAAAGAGAGACAAGAAATGGAACGATGATCGTAAAAAATCCATTGCTGTCTGTGCAGAAGGAGTATGCAGAAGAGATGAGAAAGTTTGCGGCGCTTTGTGGAATGACAGTGGACGCGCGATTAAAGGCAGCGGTAATCAAGGTGGATGAAAAAAATCAGGAAATTGAAGATAAATTCGGAGAAATTTGATGAAAAATTACGAGCAGATAAAAAATTATGCGAAGAAATGTATTTCCGGAGAAATCATCAGTTGTAAAAAACATAAATGGGCATGCGAACGATTTTTGCGTGATGCAGAAAAATTTGAGACAGATCCTGAGTATCCATATTACTGGAATGAAGAAGCTGCACAGAGTATCGTGGATTGGTTTGCATTGCTGCGGCATTCAAAAGGAATCCTTGCAGGAAAACCGATTCTGTTGACAGAGTGGCAGCGGTTTCGAATCTGCCAGTTGTATGGGTGGAGAAAGAAAAAGAACGGGATGCGAAGGTTTAAAAAAGCATTTACGGAAGTTGCCAGAAAAAACGCAAAGTCTCAGGAAGAGGCTGGAATTGCGCTTTATGAAATATCTGTTACAGCTACAAAGAACAGAGAAGTATGTGAGGTATATACAGCGGGTGTAAAAAGAGATCAGTCAAAAATTGTATTTAATGAGGCAGATCTGATGCTGAGAGGTTCTCCTCTGAGAAAGAAATTTGATGTGACGAAAGTAATGATCACACATACAAAAACAGGAAGCTTTATCAAGCCGTTGAGCAAAGAAGATGGAAAGTCGGGAGATGGAACCAACCCGGCGGCGTTGATCGTAGATGAGTATCACCAGCATCCGACTACAGAATTTTATGACCTGGGGCTTGGGGCGAATACAAAAGAGCCGCTCCTTATGATCATTACAACAGCCGGTGTGGATTTGACGTATCCATGCTACACAATGGAATATACATATTGCTCAAGGATTCTGGATCCTTTTTCAGATGTGGAAGACGAAGAATATCTGGTAGATATTTGTGAAATGGATACAGAAGATTATGGGGATTTGGAAAGACTCGGGAATGAAGAATTGTGGCATAAGGCGAATCCGATCAGAATGACCTATGAAGATGGGCAGGATAAGATCCGTGGAGAGTATAAGATTGCAAAAGAAATACCAGAACACATGACGGCATTTTTGACAAAATGTTTGAATGTGTGGGTGCAGGCTCAGGAGAATGGATATATGGATATGGCAAAATGGAAGGCATGCCAGGTAGATGAAATTCCAATCAATACAAAGGGAATGAGTGTATATGTGGGATTTGACATGTCAGCAAAGATTGATTTGACTTCCGTAGCATTTATTATTCCCTTTTTGTCAGGAGAATATGACAATACCAATCAGGAAATTGTGAAGTATATTGTATATTCACACTCTTTTATTCCGAACAGGGAGAAGCTGATCGAAAGAAAAAGCAGGGATAAGGTAGATTATGATGCATGGGAGAGAATGGGATATCTTACAGTTACCGATACGCCGATCGTGGATCAGAACGCAGTACTGAAATATGTAAAAGACACTTGCGAGAGACAGGATTGGAAAATTGAGTGTCTATGCTTCGATCCGGCCAATGCAGCAAAATTGATGATGGACCTGTCGAATGAAGGATATGTGGTGGAAGAAGTGTTCCAAAGCCATAAATCATTGAATGAATCAACACAGGGATTCCGGGAACAGGTATATAGTAAAAATATTCTTTATACATATAATCCTCTGTTGAATTTCGCGATGAGCAATGCGGTGATCCGGCAGAATCAGGGGTTGATAAAAATAGATAAAGACGCAACCACAAAACGAATTGACCCGGTCGATGCAATCTTATGTGCATTTAAACTGGCAATTTATCATGAGTTTAGTTCTAATTTCCTGGAAGCAATCGATAATTTTTTAGAAAGTGAATGGTAGAAATGAAAATTACAGACAGAATCAAAGGCGCGTGGAATGCACTGAGGCATCCGGTGGAAGATCTGAATAGCGAAGGATTGCTGGAGTGGTTGGGAATAGACAGCCGCAATAAAAATCTGATCAGTGAAGTGACCTATTACACTTGCATGAAAATGTTAAGTGAAACCATGGGAAAACTGCCATTGAAGTATTATCAGGAAACAGAGCGCGGAAGAATTCGGGCAGAACCGGATGAGATGACCAGGCTGCTTACAGTACGACCGAATCCAATTATGACTCCAACGACTATGTGGAGCGCAGTAGAAATGAATTGCCAGCATTATGGAAACGCATTTGTCTGGATCCGAAGAACTTTTGAAAGGAAAAAGTACGGAGGAACATACAAGCCGCTGGATTTGTGGCTGATGCAGAGCAGCTACGTCACGGTGTTGATGGATGACGTTGGGATTTTCGGGGGAAAAGGAAAGCTCTACTATCAGTACAGTGATCCGAAGAGCGGAGAACAGTATTTGTTCAAAAGCGAAGACGTCATGCATTTTAAAACATGGTACAGTCTGGATGGGATTATGGGCGAGCCGGTCCGAAAGATCCTGCAGGATACCGTTGGAGGGGCACTGGAAAGTCAAAGTTTCATGAATAAGTTATATGAGCAGGGATTGACTGCAAGTATGGCAATGCAGTATGTGGGAGATCTTGACGAGAGAAGAAGAAAGCAGCTGGAAAATAAGTTTGCAAAGGCTTTGACAGGTCCGAAAAATGCTGGGAAAGTGATCCCGGTTCCAATTGGATTACAGCTGACACCGCTGGAGATGTCCCTGACGGATGCACAATTTTTTGAATTGAAAAAATATTCGGCGCTTCAAATTGCAGGGGCATTTGGAATCAAACCGAATCAGATTAATAATTACGAGAAATCCAGCTATGCGAATTCAGAAACGCAGCAGCTAGCTTTTTTAGTGGATACCATGGCGTACAGGTTAAAAATGTACGAGGAAGAAATCAATTTCAAGACGTTGCCGACACAGACGCAGAAAGACGGCTTTTTCTATAAATTCAATGAGAAAGCCATCCTTCGGGCGGACAGTCAGACACAGATGGAAAATCTTGCAAAAGCAGTCAACAATGGAATCTACACGCAAAATGAAGCAAGGGAGTACCTGGACAAACCGGCAAAAGAAGGCGGAGATACTTTGATGGTAAATGGAAATTATATACCGATCACAATGGTAGGAAATCAGTACGATAAAGGAGGTGGAAACGGTGGCAGTGATTGATGTACGAGGGGACATTATTCCCAATGATACCAAATGGATTTATGACTGGCTGGAATGGGACAGCACATGTCCGAATGACATTAGAAATGCGCTTGCAGAAAAAGAAGAAGGAGAAACGCTTACGGTATTGATCAATTCCGGGGGCGGTTCTGTAATGGCAGGACAGGAAATTTATTCCTTGTTATACGGAAGAAACGATGTAGAAATCCAGATACAGTCTATGGCAGGAAGTGCAGCAGGCGTGATCGCAATGTCGAACAGAAGCAAGATCAGCCCGGTTGCGATGATCATGGTGCATAACGTATCCATGAGTGGAGCAAGCGGAGATTATCATGCGATGCAAAAGAATGCGGAAATCCTAAAACAGATGAATGCGGCACTTGCAGCTGCGTTTACTGCTAAGACCGGGAAACCGGAAGAAGAGGTTCTTAAAATCATGGATCGGGAAACCTGGCTGACGGCAAATCAGGCGGTAGAAATGGGATTTGTAGATGAAATGATTGTAAATTCTGTAGAATATACAAATGACTTGTGGGGTATGAGACTGACAGATGAAATCAGAGAAAAGGTAATCCGTGAGAAAAATGAAAAGGAACAGACAGAAGCAAGAAAACAAGAAATTTTAAATGGATTAGACATGTATGGTGTCTAAAGAAAAGGAGACAACATGAGTGAAAGACTATTAAATCTTTTGGATCAGATCAATGCGAAAAAAGCAGAAGTAAAAAATCTGGTGGAGGCAGGGAATCTGGATGAGGCAGAAGCCGCGAAAAATGAACTGAAAAATCTGCAGAGAGAATTTGATCTGTTAAAAGACCTTGAAGATGAAGAAATTGAGAATGCACAGAATCGTGCCGACCATGGAAATATGGCACCGGTTCACAATGAAGAGAATAGTGTGGCAGAATTTGCGAATGCAGCCAGACATGGATTTCGGGTCACAAATGCATTGAGTTCCGGAATGCGGGAAAGTTCTGATCCGGATGGGGGATATATTGTGCCGGAAGACATTCAGACAAGGATCAATCAGTGGAAACAGGCGGAATTTTCCCTGGAATCGTTAATTACTGTGGAGAACGTCAGAACAAATAAAGGGCAGCGCACGTATGAGAAACGAGCTACCATGACGGGATTTGAGGACATTGAAGAAGGCGGAGAACTTCAGGAGATGGATACACCGCAGTTCGAACGGATCAGATACGACATTCAGGATCGTGGAGGATGGCTGCCTCTTACAAATGATTTGTTAAGCGATACAGATCAGAATATTACAGAGGTCATCACAAGATGGATCGCAAGAAAGAGTAATGCGACAAGCAATAAAAAGGTCATTGGCCTGATTGATGCAAAAGAGGTAAAAGAAATCGAAACAATGGATGAAATCAAGAAAGCAATCATTGTTACGCTTGGCGCCGCATATAGAACAGGATCCAGAATTATGACCAACGATGACGGATTGTTATTCCTTTCTACATTGAAGGATACAACCGGAAGAGATTTGTTGCAGCCGAACCCGTTGGATGTGATGCAGATGTATCTTTCTGTTGGTCCAATCCGGGTGCCGATCATTGCAGTTCCGAACCAGGTGATCGCATCTGATATTAAGGCGAAAGGGAAACTTAAGATTCCGATGGTATGCGGAGATTTTAAAGAGGCATTCAAAAAGTACGACAGACAGAGAACAAGTATCATGTCATCCAATGTAGCGGTGGCGGGAAGTCTGAACGCATTTACACAGAATATGACGCTGGTACGTGCGATTGAAAGAAATGATTACAAGGTACTGGACAATGAAGCATATACGAACCTGAAAATGGTCATTGACGATGCATCAGTAAAGGGGGAAGAGTAATCCATAGCCAAAGCAGTGGTCTGCATACTGCCGGGGAACTGAAAAAAATGACAGTAAAGGAAATCAGGGAACTGGCAGTAAGACAGGGCTATGAGATTACAAAGACTGCGAAGAAGGATATCATTGAGGAGTACATGATGCAGCAGGAGGAAGCGTGATGTTCGACATGATAAAAACACGATGTGGAATCGCAAAAACCACAAAAGTATATGATGATGACATTCAAATGTATATCAATGACTGCCTGCTGGACATGAGAGACTCCGGTGTTCCGCAAAAAACAGTAGAAAAAGAAGATGAACGAGTGATCACAGCAGTCACTCTGTATGTAAAAGCGCATCTTGGAAATGACAGATCTGACACAGAAAAGTATATGAAACTGTACCAGAGAAAAGTGTTTCGACTTACATTAGATGAGGAGGAAACATAATGTGGAATGGAAGTATACAGTTAGGGATTCAAAAAGAAATCCAACAAAATGAAAATGGATTTGAAAAGAAAACCTACAATTTTTCAGAAGAAATACCAGCGGAAATCGCTGATACAACGCGAAACGATGAAATACTGGGAAAACAGTGCGGTTATCAGGCGGATATCAGCGTTGCAATCCTGAGTTGTAACTATCATGGGGAATCGGTGTTTCGCGACGTGGCTACAGGAGATACCTATGAAGTAAAGAGAAGCTATCGAGCCTCAAAATCTATGAACGTGATTCTTACCGGAGAGCGAAGAGAACATGGCAAAATTTGAGATTAGAGGACTGGATGACATGATGCAGGCACTAAATGCATTAGAGGTAGAAGAAGTTGCCGCAAAAATGCTGGAAGAGTCTGTGCCAATCTTGGAACAGGAAGTAAAAAAAGAGGTCAGCAGGCATAAAGATACCGGGGATATGTATGAGTCCATCGGAAGCACCGGGGCAAGAAGAAATCAAAGAGGATACTACATATGTGTAAGGCCAACAGGATATGCTTCTGCTAAAAAATGGAGAAATGCAAGGACAAAAGGTGGAAAACGTGCTGGAAAGAAAGTGCGGGTAAGAAATATGGAAAAAATGGTATATCTTGAATACGGAACTTCAAAGCAAAGAGCCACGCCGGTATTAAGCAGAGCCACAAGAAGGGCTGAAAAAGATGTGATTTCCAAGATGCAGGAAGTCTTTAACAGAGAGGTAGATGGAAAGTGACAGTATTTGAAAAAATCATAGAGGCAATCCGGCCATTCGGATATCCATATACGGCAGGGGTATATGAAGGAAAAGAAAAAAGATGGTTTACCTTTAATTTTTCAGATGACTATGGAGATGCCTATGCGGATGATACACCGCAAAGCGTGATCGTTGAAGTACAGATTCATTTCTTCCTGCCTTATGAGGAAGATTTTACCAGAGTTAAAAATAAGATACGGAATGCAATTTTCAGACAGGGGTTCACATTTCCGGAAATCCATATTCTGGAAGACGAGAATCCGGACATTCGGCATTTAGTGTTTGAATGTAAAATAGAAGAGAGAGAAGGAGAATAAACATGGCATACATTGGACTTAGAAAACCGATTATTGGGAAAATGGAGGAATCAGGAACTTATGCAGAACCGTTTGCGCTGGGAAAAGCAATTGGTCTGCAGGTAACGCCAAATTATGCGGAGGGATCCCTTTACGCAGATGATGCGCAGTCAGAGTATGACAAGGCGTTCAGTTATGCAGAAGTGACATTAAATACAAGCACCATTCCGATCCAGGCACATAAAGAGATGTTCGGACACAAGATCGGTGAAAGTGAAAAGAAAACGGTTGATTATAATGTAGATGACCAGAACAACTACGTGGGAATGGCATGGATTACTCAGGAGATCGTAGATGGAGTTCGGGCATTTACCGGCAATTTTTTATATAAAGTGAAATTTTCTGAGCCGTCTGAAGACTATGCGACAAAAGGGGAAAGTATTGAGTATAAGACACCGTCTATTTCCGGACGCGCAATGGCAAATGATGAAGGAAACTGGAAATCTGTAGAAGTGTTTCAAACAGAAAAAGAGGCAATGGATTGGATCAATACGAAGTTTGGAAAAGAAGTGGTCATGGCAGCAGATAAAAAGACAAGGGAGAAGTAAGAGATGTTTGAGAGTCTGAAGTATATTGAATTATCCGGTGAAAAGTTTCCAATCAAATGCGACATGGTCGTATTGGAGAAAATCCAGGAAGAATACGGCAATCTGGATCTGTTTGAGGGAAAACTGAATGGATTTACACCGAACCGCAAGGAAGACGGAACCATAGAGACCAACGAAGAAGGGCTGACGATCGGAACGTTTGGAGTGCCGAACATTAAGACGGTGAATCAGACATTGATCTGGATGGTCCAGGAAGGTCTGGAAATCGAAGCAGAAAAGGAAAAGAAAACTGCGGAAACGATGGATGAGAAAACAATCCTCAGAAAAATTGATATGTCACCGGGAGAAATCGGAAGAGAACTGCATGCAGAATTTATGAGGTGCTTTGCAAGAAAAAACGCAGTGACCACGCATGGGAAGAAGGAGAAGAATCCGAACAAATAAACTTTGCGTGGATCGTATGTATTGGGTTGCAAATGGGATACAGAGAGAGTGAAATTGCACATATGTATTTTGGAAAGTGGTGCGACTTGTTTACAGAATATAAGAAAATACATAATATACGGATGCAGCGGATGATTTTTGAAGAGAAAAAGATTACTTCCATGCTGGATTTATAAGAAAAGCTGTGGTAAGATGAAGTCAACGGGGAGGAATACGGATGACGGAGAAAAAATCGAAAGCAGCAATTTATTTAAAAATCATATGGCTGACAATGAAGTATATCGGTCAGAGACATCCATATATGACAGCGGGATTGACGGTGTGGTGCATAGGATGTCTTGGAATTGCAATTACAAAGTCCTTTTCTCTGGGGATTTTATTGATCGCAGGGGTGATTGGTGCAATTGCCATAATCCGGTGGATGTTTATCACACTGGAAGATTTTGGAAGTGTGAGGAAGAAAACTCAGAGAAAACTGCGAAAAAAAGAAGCACTTGAAAGGTATCTTAAGTTTTTGGAACAAGGATTATGATAGAGCCACTTACTTGAAGCGAGTAGGTGGTTTTCTTATACCCATTAAAAACATAGGAAGTTAATTGAATATAGGGGAGGAGTCCTTTCAGGGTATGCTCCTGATCTCCCCGGAAAGCTGGAGGGCGTAGCGAAATGCTACGTCCTATTTTGATGCATAAAAATAGAAAGGATATGGAATTATGGAACTGAAACTTGTAAAGCAAGGAGAATTTTTAGGGACTAGATGTGATTTTTATGTAGATGAGGAAAACAACATCTATATGAGCAGAACACAGATTGGATATGCGCTACAGTATAAAAATCCACAAGATGCGATAAAGAAAATTCATTTAAGACATTACGAAAAATTACAGCAACGCTATGTAGAAGTGGTGGGTGACAATTTGTCCCCGAGGCCAAGAGATTTAGGAAAAAAGACAAGTATTTTTATGTATGACGAAAGAGGCATTTTAGATGTAATAAGATGGTCAACAACAGAGATAGCTGACCAATACTTTGATTGGGTGTACGACATTATTCAATCAATTAAAAAGAATGGCTATTACATAACTTCCGAAAAAGATAAAAAGTGGCTTGGAATTCGTAACGAATCCAAAGAGGCAAGACGATATGAAACAGACCAGATTAAACTCTTTGTGGAGTATGCAAAAGAGCAGGGGAGTAAAAATGCAGATAGGTACTACGTGCTATTTACAAAGCTGATAAATAGTAAGATGGGAATTCAGAGTGGAAAACGTGATGAACTGTCACAGGAAACGCTCATGGAGTTAAAGTCTTTGCAAACTCTGGTTAAGATGAGAATTCGCAAGCTTATAGAAAAGGAGACGCCTTACAAGGAAATATATCAAGACGTGAAGATGTTGGTAGATGAGTTTTAAGAAGAACATAAGGAGCAGTGAAATTCACTTGTCCTTTTTAAAATTACCTCTTGACAAATGTCCGTACAAAATGTATCATGATAAATGTACGGACAAAAAGAAAGAGGTGATTTGATGAGTCCGAAAGGTAGACCAACGGATAATCCTAAAAAAGGACGTTTTGAAATACGAACTTCACAGGAAGAGGAAGAAATGCTGGACTATTGTTGTGAAATTACCGGAAAAAAACGTACCGATATAATTAGATTAGGGATTAGAAAGGTATATGAAGAATTAAAAAAGTAAAAGGGTAGTCGGCACCCTGAGAAAGTGAAATCGACTACCCGACCCCCAAATAGAGGTATAAATATTATAGCACTGTACCTCTGTTTTGGCAAATCAGAAAATGGAGGTATTATGAAATGAAATTGCCACAAGTAATAGAAATAAATGGAATAAGAGTTTTAACAACAGAGCAACTAGCAAGAAATTACGGAACGCAGCCTAAAATTTTGCAATATAATTTTCTTATAATAAGAAAAGATATACGGAAGGAAAACATTATATCGCATTACAGGGAGAAGAATTAAAGAAATTTAAAGCTGACCTTGAAATTCAAGGTAACCTTAAATATGCTCATACGCTTTATCTCTGGACAGAAAAAGGTGCATTACTTCATGCAAAATCGCTGAATACCGATAAGGCATGGGAAGTATATGATTACCTAGTTGATTTCTATTTCAGAGCAAAAGAGGGAGAAAAAATTCCGGTAGTGAAAGAAACAAAACAGGAGACAACAGAAAAACAGGTTACAAAAGAGCCTTTCGATATTGCTCCATATTTCATATCTGTAGTAGAGAAAGTTCCTATTGAAGCATTAGATGCTATGGAGAAAAGTTTTAGGAAAAATAACAGTAAGACTGTTAAATTGGCTACACTTTCTATTTTAGCAGAAAAGATGAAACGTAATATTGAATAACTAAATACAGTAATCAGAGCATCTATCAGAAATGGTAGGTGCTCTTTTTATACAAATTTTTGTGTGCGACATCGCACCAGGGAGGAGGCGAAAAGATGGGGCAGAAGAAAATAGGTGCATTTATCACACTTGACGGTGAAAAAGAGTTTCGATCAGCAGTCACTTCATGTAATAAAAGTCTGGCCACAATGAAATCCGAGATGAAACTGGTGGAAGCACAAACTGCAGGATCAGCGAATTCGCTGGAGACATTAAAAAAGAAGCATGAAGTATTGACAAAAACGCTGGATGAACAAAAAGAAAAAGAAGCGGCACTGAGAAAAGGATTGTCCCATGCAGAACAGGAATATAACAGAGTTGGAACAGCTCTGAGTGAATATCGGGAAAAGCTGGAACAGGCTGAGAAAACACTGCAAGAGATGAAAAATGCTTCAGATACAACAGAGGAATCACTGAATGAACAAAGCGAAGCAGTAGAAACCCTTCAACTGATCGTAGAAAAAGGAGAGGAAACTTACCGAAGAGCAGGAAATCGAATCCAGGACTGGCAGAAGCAGCTGAATCATGCGGAAGCGCAGACAATTCGCGCCACACGTGCGCTGAATGAAAATATTACTTACATGAAAGAAGCAGAGTCTGCATCTGACGGATGCGCAACAAGTATTGATGAATTTGGAAAGAAAGCAGATCATCTTGCGGATGAATTAACAAAAACATCAACGATCATCAAAGCGAACTTCATCAATACATTGGTTGACAGTGGAAAAGATCTGATGGCAGATACTTTCCAAAGTGCAGTGCAAGGCACACTGGAATTACAGGATGCACAGAATCAGCTGAGAGCAAGTACCGGAGCAACACAGATGGCCACAGAAGCCTATGGAAAAACCATGCAGGAAATTTATAAAGAAGGGTATGGAGATTCCATTCAAGATATTGCAGATGCAATGGCTATGGTAAAACAGTATACAAATGAAACGAATCCGGAAAAAATACGGGAACTGGCAGAAGGAGCAATGGCGCTGCAGGACGTATTCGACATGGATTTAAGCGAGTCCATCCGGGGTGCGGATGCATTGATGGACAATATGGGGCTGTCTGCATCAGAGGCATTTGATTATATTGCGAAGGGCGCACAAAACGGACTGGATAAATCCGGAGAATTAACGGACAATCTGGCAGAGTACAGTTCACTGTGGGCACAGGCGGAATTTTCAGCAGAAGAAATGTTCACAATCCTGCAGAATGGATTAGATTCTGGCGCTTACAACCTGGATAAAGTCAATGATTATGTAAAGGAATTCGGCGTTTCCATGTCAGACGGCCGGATTGAAGAAAATTTAAAATCATTTTCAAAGGAAACCCAGAATTTATTCTACGCATGGCAAGATGGAAAAGTAGCGATGAAAGACGTTTTCCAGTCAGTGATCACAGATCTGGCCAGCATGGAAAATCAGCAGGAAGCGCTGACGATAGCAAGTAACACATGGAGTGCATTGGGAGAAGACAATGCAATGAAAGTTATCACATCTTTGAATAAGGTGAACGGAGCCTATAAGAATGTGAAAGGATCCATGGAAAGCATCAAATCTATCAAATATGACAGCGTGACCAATCAGTGGAAAGAACTGGGGAGAACCTTTCAGACAGACGTGATGACGCCTGTTCTGAAGAAGTTTTTGCCGGCGGCTCAAAAAGGAATGACGGTTCTGGCCGACAATATTGAAACGATCGTACCGGTGGCAACGGCAGCAGGAACTGCAGTGGGAACGATTTTTGTAGCAAAAAAAGCCAAAACCTTAATAAAGGACATCAAAGATGTTGGAAGCGGAATTGGAAGTCTGATTGAAAAAGTACTGATCTATACCGGGGTAAAGACAGCGGAGACGGCAGCGGAAACTGCAAATACAGCGGCAACCGTGGCCGGAACAACAGCTACAGTAGCGCAGACAACGGCAACAGGAGCGGCAACAGCGGCACAAACCGGTCTGAATGCGGCAATGGCAGCCAATCCCATCGGGATTCTGGTAGTAGGTCTTGGGGCAGTGGTAGGAGCAACTGCACTATTTTCATCTGCAATGAACGATGCAAAAGAGGAAACGGAAGAACTGGGAAGCAAGACAGAAGAAGTAAACCGCAAGATGGAAGATGCATCAAAAGGTCTGACCGATTCCATGAAGAATATGCAAGACTCTGTAGAATCCTTAAATGCAAAAGAAATGTTGTCCGGAGATCTGGTGACGGAATTATATGATTTAGCAGAAGGAGCAGGAAAATCTTCTGAAAAAATAGGAAGGATGCAGGTCATTGTAGACGAACTGAATTCATTGTTTCCGGATCTAAGTCTTACGATCAATGAAAATACAGGAGCGCTGAATAAAAATGAAGCGCAGACCAAGCAATCCATTGATACGGCATTGAAATTTGCAAAAGCACAGGCAGCACAGGAGAAAATGGCAGATATCGCAGATGAACTTGTAGAAGCGGATATGGCAAGGTATGAAGCAGAACAGAATCTGGAGAATATCGGGACCAAATTAAAGAATCTGGAGGAAGAACGCCAAAAAGTATTAAAGAAAAGCAAAGAATCAACCGAAGAAGGGACAGCTGCTTATGTAGAATACAATGGAAAAATGATGGATTCCCAGCAGGCGCTTATGGAAATTGCGGAATCAGAACGGGAATTGAAAGATCTGAGGAAAGAACAAAAATCTGGATTGGATGAATTGAATGAGACTTATGAAAAAGCAAATGAAAAGTATCAGAGTGCCTATGACTATACCGAAGGATTAACCGGAAAAATCAATGAAAACACAGAATCTACCAACGAAAATACAGAATCCAAAAAGGCAAATATAGAAGCAGAGAATGGCAAGCAGGCAGCGTCAGCATCCAGTATTGAAATTGCAGGGCAGGAGATCCAGGCATATAAAAACCTGTCTGCTACGCAGCAGGAAATGGCTGTGAATGTAACGAACAGTGTACTGACGATGCAGGAAAATGTGCAGGGAGCGCTGCAGTCTCAAATGTATATGTTCGAAGCATTTGACGGCGGGGTACAGATTTCCACGGAGCAGTTATTGGCAAATATGCAGTCTCAGATCGATGGTGTGACGCAATGGGAACAGAACATGACTGCATTGGCGGACAAAGGCGTCAATGAAGGAATTTTGCAAAAGCTGGCAGAAATGGGACCGCAAGGATCCGGATATGTGAATGCGTTCAATTCCATGACTTCTGAAGAATTGGCCAAAGCAAATGAACTTTGGGGACAAAGTGTTGACATTCAGGGTATGACAAATGAATGGGGGCAGGAATTATTAACTGCAGGCGCAGAAAATATCGCAGGAGGACTTGAAAATCTTACGCCATTGATGGAACAAAGCGGGGCAAATACCGTGATGGGACTTGTGAGAGGAATGCAGAAGGCGCAGGAATCCGCAGAATCATCAGGAAAAGATTTGGGTGTAAAGACCATTGAATCTGTAAATGAAGGGCTGGGATGTCAGTCGCCATCCAGAAAAACCAAAGAATCCGGAAAGAATGTGGATCAGGGTCTGGTAAATGGAATCAATGCCGGAAAAGGATCTGTACAGAATGCGGCAAAAAGCGTAGCTTCAGGTGTTGTCACTACGATAAAAAGTAATTTGAATGAACAGAAATTCTATTCCTATGGATATCACGTATCAGATGGTCTGGCAAGCGGGATTCTGGCAGGAAAATCCATGGTGATACAGGCGGCCGCTTCCGTTGCACAGGCAGCCGTGGAAACGGCAAAAAGAAAGCTGGAGATCAATTCGCCATCCAAGGTATTCCGAAGAATTGGAGCAGGAACCATGGAAGGATATACCATGGGAATCCGGGATGAGATGAAGACCGTGAAGGCAACTGTAGGAGAGGCGATGTCTGTGGGAGAGGGAAAAGGAATCAGAAGAGAACGCGCAGAAGATGACAGAGCGCGGAATTTCTTACGTGTGATCGAAGAAATGGCAAAATATAGAAAAGAAATGCCGGAAATTACAGTCATGGTTGGAAATGAGAAATTTGATTCCTATATTGTAAAAACAGCAAAACGAGGAATTTATGAAGAACAGATCGGAAGTCAGGGGGCAAGAGGAAAACGATGTTTTATATAGTCAGAAATCAGAAAAGCAACCTGGAGATCGGTATTCATGTAAAAGAAAGACCCAAAATACCGGCGCCTGAGTTTCGGTATGAAGAAATAGAAATACCGGGAAGAAGCGGGACCTTGATCCAAGAATCAGGGCTGGTCGATGATCTGAAAATTGAGGTCGTATTTAATTTTGCAGCAAAGCCGGATTTGTGGATGGAGCAGTTTCGGGAAGCAAAGAAATGGTTGTTGGCAAGGGAAGACGATCAGCTGGTTCTCAGTGATGATCTGGAGATGTTCTATAAAGTAAAGCATACGTCTGTTGATACAGCAGAAAGATATGTAAAAACTTTGGGAGAATTTTCTGTAACATTTCTTTGCGAAGGATTTCAGTACAGGCGAGATGGACAGTATGAACATACCATAGAAGAAGTGAAATACAATCCATATTATTTGTCGCAGCCGGTTTATAAAATCCGTGGAAATGGAACCTGTGAACTAAAAGTGAATGGAAAATCAATGATTACAGAAGTTCAGGGCAATCTGACGATTGATACAGAACGGATGTTGGCATACAACGAATCGGGCGTATTGAAAAATACAATGGTCACAGGAAATTACGAAGACCTTCTGTTGATGGAAATGGAAAACACAATTTCATGCAGTATGGGATTTGACCTTTCGATCATTCCAAATTGGAGGTGTTTATAATGATCCAGATATATTTACCGGAAAACACGAATTATGAAAGAAATGGTGATATTACATTATTGCCGACAGTCGCAACCGTGCATGTGGTGTTAAATGGAAACTGGACCGTTACATTGAAACATCCGATTGATGCAGAAGGCAGATGGAAATACATAGAAGATCATGCTGTTGTAAAAATGATGTCATTCAACGGAGAACAGCTGTTCCGAGTAAAAGCGAAGAAAAAGAGAGAATCAGAGATTCAGGCAACATTAGAGCCGGTTTTTATGGATGCACTGGGAGAATGTTTTCTGCTGGATGTGCGGCCAACGGAGAAAACAGGACAGGAAGCATTGAACATCATGCTGGAGGGATTCCCGAAGTATCAAGCGGAATCCGATATTCAGAAAGTAGAAACAGCGTATTATATCAATAAAAACCTGATCGAAGCAGTAAATGGTGAGGAAGAAAATTCCTTTGTGAACCGATGGGGAGGAGAAATACTATATGACAATTATAAAATTGTAGTAAATGAACGGGTAGGATCTGATCACGGGACACAAATTTTATATGGAAAAAACATTGCAAAAGACGGACTTCTGGAAGAAGTTGATATGAGGAACATTGTAACAAGAATATTCCCACAGGCATATAATGGCCGGATGATGCAAAGAGAGACGCCTTGGGTGGATTCCGATCTTCTTCATGTCTATCCGATCATATATAGTGAACTGATCAAGTTTGACGATGTAAAAATGCGGGAAGACGCACAGGAAGATGATGCAGAAAAAGGAATCATTGTATGTGAGACTCAGGAAGAGTTGGAGGAAGTACTGATCCAAAAATGCAAAGATAAATTCAAAGAAGGGATAGATAAGCCGAAAGTAAATCTATCCATCGATATGGTCCACCTTGCGGGGACAAGGGAATACGCAGATGTAAAAGAGTTAGAAAAGGTTTCACTTGGGGATACCGTGCACTGCCGGCACGAGAAACTTGGAGTTATCACAGATGCCAGGGTGATCGAATTGGAGTATGACGCGATCCGGGAGAGGATCGATACGATAGAACTTGGAGATTATCGATATGATTATTTCGGAGAAATGTCAAGAATGGCAGCACGGGTCGGGGAGACGATACGTCCGGATGGGACGGTCGTGGCAGAACAGGTCTATGGAGAAATGAGCGATATCAAAGGAAGGACGCTGACTCTTGGCGGCGGGGAAATTTCGGGAAGTGTAGAAATCCGGAATGCCAGAAAGCATACGGTAGGAGGAGTTACAGACGGAGGAGAACTGATTGATGGAGATTTAAAGATCTGGGCAATTGAAAGAATTATCTTATCACCGGGAAGAGGGTTGGCAGTAAATCAAAGAAACGCATTAAGTGGAAAGGCGATTTTCTCAGATGAAAGTTATCTGGAATTTGAAAGTGGAATTCTTGTAAAAGGACAGACAACAAATGGCGAGATTGTCGAAGATAGAGTTCGGTCCGCAGGACAGGCACGACAAGTTCCATATGGGTTGATTGAAAATGGAACAGAGTGTGCAAGAAAATTAAGCCAACAATACGGATGGAGTAGAAATGCGATTGTCGCATGGTTGGGAAACGTCCAGCAGGAAAGCGCTCTTGATCCGGCCGCATTTCAAGGAGGAGAAGGAAACTGGAGTCAGGGCGTTGGTTATGTTCAATGGACACCGGGGACAAATCTGCAGGAGAGAGCACAGGCTATAGGAAGAACAGACTATCTCACAACAGACTGTCAACTTGCGGTCATTGATTATGAGAGGAAGAATGGGATTCAGTATTATCCGACAGCAGCATATGACTTGACATTTGATGAATTTATCCGATCCAATGCAGAGGTAGAATGGCTCACGATGGCATGGCTGAAAAATTATGAGCGAGCAGGCGATGAAGCGGTAGAAAATCGATTGCAGTATGCAAGAGAATGGAACCAACGAATAGATGGCATTTTGAAAAAGGCCGTGGAAGAAGCTGTGAAATGGGCAATTGATATTGCAAATGATGAAAGCCATGGATATGATCAGGCGAACCGCTGGGGACCGGATTATGATTGTTCTTCTCTTTTGATACAGGCGTGGGAAAATGCCGGAGTGCCAGTAAAGAGTAATGGAGCTACCTATACCGGAAATATGCGGGAAGTATTCCTGCAATGTGGATTTGAAGATGTTACGAACGAAGTAAACATTGCGACAGGAGCAGGAGTACAGCGCGGAGATATCCTGCTCAATATCGTAAATCATACGGCAATGGGAATTGGAAATGGACAGATCGTACAGGCGAGTCAAAATGAGTTTGGAGGAATTCTTGGCGGACAAACCGGGGATCAGACTGGAGAAGAAATCGCCACAAGAAGCTATTACAATTATCCATGGGATTGCGTGCTGCGATATCCACAGCACTCGGAGCCAGGTCCGGGACAAGGCTTGGCCTTTGTAAAATGGATACCGAAAGGGGGAATAGAATCAGATGGAAGCAACGAATATCTTAAGAATTGATGCAAGAAATCCGGGACTGACACCAAAGGTGTGGGCAGTACAGATTGATTCAGGAAGACTGATACGGTGCTATATCGCAGGCACTACTGGCAGTGTGAGCAAGGCAAGGATTTATTGCAGAAAACCAAGCGGAAAAGAAACCTATACGGAAGGAACTGCTATGAATAATTCCTGTATTTTGTTTGGATTAACGGAACAAATGCTGGCAGAAACAGGGGAAGCGGTTTGTCAGCTGCATTTGGTAGATACGGAAAACGTGCTTACATCGTTTGATTTTTTACTGGAAGTAAAAGAAAACAGAATTGCTGGATCACAGATAACGTCAACGGATGAATACCAGGCGCTTGTAGCATTACTGAATCGTCTGGAGAAATTTGATCCGATCGAAATCACGGAATTTGAGATTGATTCGCTGGAGAGCGGATCTGTTTCAGGAGGAAGTATTGCATTGAACGTCCAGAAAATCTATGCATCGGTAGGACAAATGAATGCCGGGTTTGCAACAGACGGACTTCCGGAAAATGCGATCGTGATGATCAGTACAGGAAATCCGAACGATGCAGACAATGCGAAAGTATATCGGAAAGGCGTAAACGGGTATGAGTATATGGTAGATCTGTCCGGAGCAACCGGTCCGAAGGGGGATAAGGGAGATCCGGGAGAAAAAGGAGATTCGGGGAAGGATGGAACAGGGGTTACGATCCTTGGTTCTTATACAACGGAGGATGAGTTATACAAGGAACATCCAACCGGAAATGTCGGAGAATCTTATCTGGTCAGCGGGAATTTGTATGTATGGGATCAGACGTCCAGAAAGTGGAAAAATGTAGGGCAGATCCAGGGACCGGAAGGACCGGCTGGAAAGGCTGCGACAATCCGGATCGGAACAACAACGACGGGAGAACCGGGAACAGAAGCAGCAGTAGAAAATTCAGGAACAGAAACAGATGCCGTATTTGATTTTGAGATTCCACGAGGAACTCCAGGAGAATTAGACGGAATCGAGGATATTCCGAATACTGATATTGACTCACTGGGAGGAGGCTCAAAAGGATGATCATTGCCGTATTTGACGAATGCTCCAGACGTGTGGATATCGATGGAAAGCTGACACAGTGGGATTATGGACAAGTGCTGCAGATTTGTGGAATGCAGATCCAGGAAAAGCAGATTCAGGTACATTTTTCGAACCGCTGTACAGAACATGCACTGATCGTGCTTGGAACAGTGGAAGATGGAGATATCTTTGTAGAAATTCCAAATGAATTGCTGAAAAAGAATGGAGTGATCCAGGCGTACGTCTATCAGACGATTCCGGGAGAAGGAAGAACAACATTCGAAGTCCGGCTTGGAGTAAAAGCCAGAAAAAAACCGCAAGATTACGAAGAACCAGACGATAAACACGCATTGGAACAGGTGTTAGAACAACTAAATAAAAAAGGAGACAGGCTGCAGCTGGAGGAAAACCGGATGCAGCTTTTTTCCGGGGAGAATCTACTCAGTGAAGTGGAACTGCCGGAAGGCGGGGGAGGCGGAACTGTGGAGATAGAGTCGATCACCAATCCGGAGATTGACGAGATTATGAAAGGAGCAGAGTGAAAATGCCAAGAAAGAAAGTAGCAAAAGCAGCAGTGCTCGCTGCAGAAAAGAAGTACCTGGATCAGGATGGACTTGCACACCTGGTACAGAAAAACGATGCAAGATACGTAAGAAAAGAGGAGGGGAAAGGGTTATCTGCCAATGATTTTACAGATGAGTACAAGCAGAAGATTGACGATCTGGCATATACCAAGATTGCAATTAACAGCCTGACAGCTACAAACAGCAGCAATGAAATCGGCGCGACAGTAACTGCATCTGATGTAACATGGACTTTAAATAAAGAACCTAAGACCCAGAAAATCCAGTTTGCAAGCGAAGCTGCCGAAAATCTGGATAAGAGCATCCGGAAGAAATCATACACAGGAAAGACAGTGAAAGCAAATACGAATATCGTTCTTACTGTCACAGATGAAAGAGATGCGTCTGTATCCAGAACCGTGACAATCACATTCCAGCCAAAAGTATACTGGGGCAAGACTGACAAAGCATCACTCGAAAATGCGGATATCCTTGCGTTAGAGGGTTCTTCGCTTGCAGGCGGCAGAGGACGCAGTTTTACAGTAAATGCCGGAGCAGGTGAGAAGATCGTGTATGCGATCCCAGCTTCATTCGGTACGCCTACATTTAATGTCGGTGGTTTTGACGGTGGATTTAAAAAAGTGCAGACATTAGAATTTACCAATGCATCCGGATATAAACAGAACTATGATGTATGGATGTCAGTAAACGCAGGACTTGGATCTACAGCAGTTACAGTAAAATAAGGAGGAGGTTTGAGAGATGGCACAGAGCATTGAAGGTGGTGTTGTAATCGTCAACACCTTATCCACAAAGAATAACGGAAATTACCCACTGGTCATGGCAGAGAGCGTGCAGCTTGAGGAAGGAAAAACTGTAGAGCAGAAGATCGGGGAACTGGAAGCAGGAGCAGGAAACGAGGTTATCTCAAACGAAGAAATTGACAATTTATTCAAATAATAAAGGAGAATCAGGATTATGGCAAAATTTTTAGATCTGAATGGATTATCACATGCGATTGACAAAATCAAGGAATGGGCAGACGGTGCATTTCGAAAAAAAGCTGATAAGGTGCTTTCTACAGAGGTTACCTACAACGGAAAAACATTGGACGAAGCAATCAAGAGCGGAGAATTTAAAGGTGAAAAAGGAGAGCAAGGAGCTGTTGGACCGCAAGGACCAGCCGGTACTGCCGGAACACAGGGACCACAGGGAATTCAGGGACCTGCTGGGCCAGCGGGAGAAGCATTTAAAATCGCAAAAACTTATGAATCTGTAGATGCCATGAATAAAGGGTTTGCGACAGATGAAGTAAAAGAGGGACAGTTTGTCATGATCGATACCGGTAACGTAGAAGATGAAGACAATGCAAAATTGTATGTGAAAGGAAAAGAAGCATATTCTTACATTACAGACTTATCGGGTTCTACTGGATTAACCGGACCGAAAGGGGAGCAGGGGCTCCAGGGAATTCAGGGGCCTGCTGGTGAGAGAGGTCCGCAGGGGCTTCAAGGTCCTGCTGGAGAAAAAGGAGAAAAGGGAGAGCCGGGCGCTGCCGGTCCTCAAGGGCCTGCTGGGGAAAGAGGACCGGCTGGACCACAGGGACCTGCGGGATCTGATGCAAATGTAGAAAGCATTTCAAACTCAGAGATTGATTCATTGTTTACCGCGTAAAGTGGGGTGATTAAATGAAATATTTAAGTTGGACAGGGCTACAACATTTTTATGACAAATATATTAAAAGTGTGAATGATCAGTTGAAGGATGTTAAGAGTGCCCTATCATCCTTTGTAGAGAAAAAAGATATTGTGGATAATTTGACGTCACAGGCAGGTGATGCACCACTGAGTGCAAATATGGGCCGAGAGTTAAGCGAAGACATGAGTGTAGAGACGGAATGGAAGATTTATAACGAAAATAACTGGGAACTAAAATATCGGAAAAGCGGATACAAACGGTATCAGGTAAGAGTGATTTATACAGACAAAAATGGATCGCACGATAACAAAGACAGACTAATTATGCGTGGATGCCCATTTACTCCAGATGGAGACCAAAGGTTAGTGATGTTAATGAATGTTGCACAGCAAATTGTAGGAACGGGAAATATACAATTCAGAACAAACAGAAACGTTACATTGTCTGCAGAAGAATATAACAGTCCTGTTACGTATGAGTGTTATGGAGAGGTAATCGTGCAATAAGAGAGAGTCTGTACACATTTTATTTTACAATTCGAATACAGGAAGGAAAGTGAGGATATGAAGAAAATGAATTATGCAGAACCAATTATTGATGTTTATAATGCGATTGTAGGAACGGTCGTTGCTGTTCTCTCGTACATCCTCGGAGAACATTGGATTTTATTTGTAGCATTTTTGCTTTTAAATATTGCTGATTGGCTAACAGGATGGATGAAGAGCAGAATGGCTAAGAAAGAAAATTCTGTTAAAGGATGGAAAGGCGTATTAAAGAAATTAGGGTACTGGTTGATGATTATGGTAGCATTTGGAGCAAGTGCAGTATTCATAGAAATAGGAAAGACTATCGGAGTAGATTTACAGGTTACAACATTACTTGGATGGTTTGTACTTGCAAGCTTGCTTATTAACGAGATTAGATCGATCTTGGAAAATTTTGTAGAAGCTGGATTAAATGTGCCAGTTGTTCTTATCAAAGGATTAGAAGTTGCAGATAAGTTGGTAAATAAAGACGATAATACTAAATAATGAATGTTTATGGAATGGGGGGTGGTTCCAATGTGTGTATAAATATAGAAACTCGTAAATAAGTAAAGAATAGATTATGGAGGTATTATTTTATGGCAAATTTAGAACAATTCATTCAAAATATGGTAAATATGTGTAATGACAATTCATATGGTTATCGTCTCGGAGGATGGGGGCCAAAGGATTACGATTGTGCAAGCTCCATCATAACAGCATTGCGAAATGCTGGATTTGATACTGGATCAGCTACATATACAGGGAATATGGCAGCAGAGCTTTGTGCGAGAGAATGGACAAGGCTGCCAGTTGGCACTTCATTGAACAGAGGAGATATTCTTCTAAATGAAGTGAATCATGTGGCATTATATGTAGGTAATAACCAGCTGGCTGAATTTTCTTCTGATTACGATGGAGCTTCAGGGGACAGCAGTGGAAAAGAAGCGAGTGTGCATGGGTATTATAATTTCCCGTGGGATTGTATTTTGAGATATAAAGGCAACACAGAAACGGAAGAAATTAAGAATGTACATTTATATGAATGGAACGGGGGAGATAATCAGCGGTGGAAGCTGATAAAGGACACAGATGGATTCTGTGAAATGCAGTGCAAAGGAAATGGTCTGTTTTTGGATGTACATGAAGGTAAAGATGAGAATGGACAGAATGTTGTAGCCTATAAAAGGAATGGAACAAATGCTCAGAAATGGAAGATAATTCCAGTAAATGATTCAATATTAGGGAATTTTGCGTTTGAACTCGCTCCGAAAATCAATACAAATAAGCGTTTGGATGTGTTTGGAAATGGAGTAGACAACCATACAAATATCGATATTTATGATACAAATGGTTCAGATGCGCAGCGTTTTTACATGAGACCAATCGGAGAGGGCTATTATCAGATTATCAATATCAACAGTTTAAAATCTGTTGATGGAGGCGGAATCTTATAATAATGAAAAGAGAGCTTGGAAACGGGCTCTCTTTTATTGTGCGACATCGCACGGAAAGGAGAAGAAATATGAGTATTTGTCGTGGAGTAGCAGGAAACAGAGGGAGAAATCCGGCAGGTATCTTTATCCATAATGACGCCGGAAGTAAGAACGCCAACGCAGCGTTTTACAGAAATTGGCTGCAGACACATCCCTTGGAAAATGGATTTGCGCACTATTATGTAGCACAGGACGGAATCTTACAGGCGGAGGATGACTGGAATTGTGCATGGCACTGTGGAGACGCCAGCGGAAATCTGAATTATCTGAGTATCGAAGTATGCCAGAGTATGGGTGATCTGGATGTATTTAAAGCAAACGAGGAAAAAGCATTGCAGTTGGCGGCACAGAAGTGTAAGCAGTATGGAATCACACCAAGCACAAGCACGATCAGATTGCACCAGGAGGTGTATG